TTTGTTGCTGGCAATACCATCACAGATGGTTCTGCTACTGCAGAAATTCTGTATGTTTCTATGCCTGTTCTAATCATCGGTGCAGTAACTGGAACGGTTTATTCTGCAGGTGATTCTTTATCCTCAGGTGGTGCCTCTGGTACTATTGCCACTGGCGGAATTACTTCGGCACACCAGTGGTACGAAGATATTAGTAATGTTAAAACTATTGAAAGTGCTACTGAAATTTCTTCCTTGATCGAAGGTGCTGTAACTAATACTAACCTTTGGACTTTACCCGAGCAGTTTAATCAAAACTGGAGTACAACTTTAAGTACAGTTACTGCAAATACTGGAGAATCTCCAGATTCAACAACTACTTCGGATAAAGTTGCTGTAACTCAAACTACAGGTGAGCACTACATTGAAAGAACTTATGCATTATCATCCTTTGATACTTTTGATAGTACTGCTACTAAATTTGATAGTACAAACGATACATTTGACACTGGTGCTACTAGTGCTACGCAGACGTTCACATCATCTATGTTTGTTAAAGCGGATGAATATAATAATGTTCAATTCTCAGTTCGCTTAGATGGAGGAACTGTTAATGCTAAGTTTAAGGTTGATCTGAATACTGGTACATTAGGATCACTGTTTGTTCAACCAGGCATGACAGTTACCGATCATGGAGCAATCCCATTTGGTGATGGTTGGTTTAGAGTTTATATCACTGCTGAATTTGGTTTTGGTTTCTCTAATTTCAGAACTAGACTCAATGTTCTTCAGAATATTACACAAGTTGATAATTATACCGTTGGTGCTGGTCAAGTTGGTGGTGTATTTGCTTGGGGTGCTAAACTTACGAATCAACCATTAGCAACATACGTTGCTGTTGGTGGTCAAGAATTCTACGCTAATGCAGAATTTAATATCAAGAAGTTTGCTCTTGATCTCATGCAAAATCAATTTGGTCTTGCATTGAGTAATCAACTCCCAAGTCCTTCAACTAATGCAGGATTCTATAAGTTCTATGATTCTACCGCTGCTGCAAATTATAATGCAGACACAGTTAAAGGATTTGTTAGAACTAGTATTGATATCATCAAAGAGCAGTTAGAATCTAGTATTTACTATACTACTGTTACAGAAAATAATCCATTGACCATTCCAACCAAAAATTATGGTGAGCGTGATATTCCTGTTGGAATTAGTGGTGAGATTATTGGCTCTGATTTCTTCTATTCACAGGATAAAGATTCTTATGCTGAGATTCAGACTGTAACTCTCAATGAGGCGAAGATTGCTAAGTCTTACAAGAGATTTAGAATTGATGGTAACATCACAGATGGTCCCTTCACTATGAACGAAGTCGTTCAGAAACAAGGCGATTCCAGTATTACGGGTGTTGTTTATGGATTCTTTGAAGATGCAAACTATAAGTATCTCGATGTCGCTGTAACAGGCGGAACATGGGCAATTCTTGATATAATTGAAGGTCAAGCAAATACCACAACTGCACAAATTAGTGCCATTGAAAATCGGTTACATCTGATTGATATCAAAGGATCTTTTGTTGAGAATATTCCATTCAAGGGATATACAAGTGGAGAGACTGCAGATCCAGTTTCCTTTACTGTTAATCAAGCAGCAGTTACAGATAACACTGGTGGTAAGTTAACAGTTGATACTGAGACCCTCGTTGGTTCTTTAGAGACAACCTCGGTTCTTTATCCAGAGTCTTCTAGAGAATACTTAGAAGTTAGTAAGTATAATGGTCTTGATATTGAAGTTGGTGATAAGATTGCGTCTATCGGTCATGTTCGCTTGACTGTTACCGTAGATCCTATTTTGAATATCTTTACAGTTGGTAATAGATTATATCAAATTACTGGTGGTGCTCAAAATACCGCAATCTATGGAATCATTACTGAAGTTGATCTCAATAACAACTACATTTATTATGTCCCAGTTCAGGGAGCACTTAGTAGCGGTTCTATTGGAGATTATGGTCTGAGCGGAGTTACTTTACAAGGATCTGCAACGGTAAGTGCTATCACTAGTGTCGCAGGCGCTGGTTCTGCTAGAGTTCAGGACATTCGTGATGCTGGTCTTAATAAGAGATTGTATCTTACTGATATTGCAGGAACATTCTCAGGTAGAGATGGCGTTAGGGGTCCTGACAACTATCGTTCTGCAGTTCTCACTAAGGAAGTTCTCACGGGACGAGTTAAGCGTTTCTTCAAAGGATTTGATGGCACTCAAACCACCTTCGATCTTACCATTTCCAATGGTACGCAATATCTTCCAGATCCCGCTGGACACCTTCTTATCTTTGTTAATGGTGTTCTTCAACCTCCTGGTAGTGGCAATTCTTACAATGCGTTCTCTGATAAGATTCAGTTTACTGAACCACCCGATTTAGGGTCCTCCTTTACTGGTTTCTATATTGGTAAATTGAGGCAACTTGATGACATCTCGTTTGAGTTTGATTCTTTACGTCAATCCTTTAACCTTAAGCGTGATGATATTTTCTATTCTCTTACGCTTACGGATGGTGTTCAGTCTAGTGTTATTAGACCTGAAAACAATATTATTGTTTCTGTTAACGGTGTTCTTCAAGAACCTGGAGTTGGTTTTGAGATTGTTGGTTCTAGAATTATCTTCTCCGAAATTCCACGCTTTGGATCCACATTTGTAGCATTCTCTTATGTTGGTTCTGAGGCAGACGTTGATGCTGACGTGGTTGTACCACCAGTTGAAGCAGGAGATTTTATTGATATTGAAGGTGAGGTGAGTGATCGTGAAGTTGCTGTTATTGAGTCTTCAAACTCCCTAATTACATTTGATTATCTTGGATCTGTGTTTGGTCAAAATGCTGATGCTACAGCAGTTCTGACAAGTGGATATATTGAAAAGGTTCAGGTCACTTCTGGTGGATCTGGATATACATCTAGACCTGTAGTCAGACTTGACTCCATCTCTGGATTTGATGGTCAAGTTAAAGCACTCGTAGGTGTTGCTGGAGTCACCGTTACAAATGGTGGATCCAACTATGAAAATCCAAGTGTTGATGTTGAAACTTCTGTTCCTGATGATTGGACTGCTCCAGATCTCTCTCTATATGGTGAAGAAGTAATCGACCCTGAAGTAAACCCATAAATAACTAAAAATCATAGCGAGTAATGGCTAAACAACTCCTAAACATTGGCACTACAGCTAATGATAATACAGGTGATACACTGAGAAGTGGCGGTGATAAAATCAATGATAATTTCACTGAATTGTACACTGCTATTGGCAATGGAGCTACTGTAGGTATCTCTATTGCTAACCCTGCAGTAGGTCAAGTTTTGAAATATGATGGAAGCAGTTTTGCTCCTTCAAATTTCAATGCGCTTACTTCTGCGTTAGATGTTGCGGGAAATTCTATTATTTCCGCATCAAATGGTGATATCACTCTTGTTCCTAACGGAACTGGAGATGTGAGAATTACTGCTGGGAGTCAAACCACAATTTTTGATGGTGCTACTGGAAATGTTTCTGTAGCGTCAACTATTTCATATAAGAACGAATATACCGCTTTAGGTAATGCACCTTCTGCAGCATCTAATCCTGGTTATTTTTTCACAGTTGATGGTGATGATAATCCATATGTAAATATGAACATCACTGCTGGTGGTGTAGGTGATAGTCGAGTAAAACTTCTTACTGAGTATTCAGGACTTGATGCTCTGTCTGATGTTGATATTACGACTAATGCTCCTACTGCCAACCAAGTGTTGAAATGGAATGGAACTAATTTTGTTCCTGCTGATGATACTGCTGGCGCTGGTCAGCAAAATATATTTGCCACCGTTGCTGGTGATACTGGTAGCACCACTGCAAATAGCGTATCCGATACTCTTACTATTGCAGGTGGAACTAATATTGCTACGAGTATTAGTGGAGATACATTAACAGTTGCATTTAACGGCACTCTTACCACAACACTGGCAGCGTTGACTGACACTGATGTGACAGGAATCACTCAGGGCGATTCTTTATATTGGAATGGTACTGATTGGGTTGTTACCAGAAGTCCAATGACTTGGTGGGAACTTGGTGCTAATGGTGCAAACCATTTTACGATTAATGGTCCTGGATTTTCTACTCCTACAGAAGATCCTACTCTTTATGTCATGAGAGGCATGACTTACGCCTTTGATAATAGTTCAAATGGCGGATCTCACCCCTTCAGAATTCAAAGCACACAAGGACTTTCTGGAACTGCTTATACTCAGGGGCAAAGTGGTAGTGGAACCAATGTTTTGTATTGGACAGTTCCTATGGATGCTCCAAATACTCTTTATTATCAATGCACCATTCATGCACTGATGAATGGAACTATCAACGTATTAATCTGAGTTAAATGGCAAGAACTGTTCCTGGATCTGGTGCCGTCATCGAACCAATCTTTGATGAGGTTTTCGGTGTTCGTGCGATTAAAGTTATAGATGGTGGTTCTGGGTATAATCCTACAGATCCACCTAGATTGACGGTGACTGGTTGTGGTACTCCCGATCAGGAAGCGTTGTTATATCCAATTATTGATCCTGATGCTGGAAGAATTACTCACGTTAGAGTTCTTGAAAGGGGTAGGGGATACGATCCTTTACGGTTGCAATTTTTCC